TGTGTTAGACGAAGTTAGTCGCGAGGTTCAGTCAGAGGGATGGCACTTCAATACGGTCAATAAGCAGACGCTTAGCCCTAACAGTAGCGATGAGATTGTTCTCGCGGCTGACATTATGCACGTAGATACCCTAGATCACTCTAAGGACATTGTGCAACGCGGCGGTAAACTGTTTAACCGTGAAGACAACACATTCACTTTCACAAGCGACATTGACGTCAGGTTGATGTTCCTTTTAGATTTCACAGATCTCCCTGAACAAGCACGGAGATACATTACACTCAAAGCCTCAAGGGTCTTCCAGGCACGCACCGTCGGGTCTCAGGAGCTTGAGCAACAGATCCTACGGGATGAACTCAAAGCACGCTATAACCTCGAAGAAGCCGATGGCCAAGGAGCCGACAGGACTATCTTTGATAACTATGACGTTGCGTCTTGCCTCGGGGTCAACCGAAACTACGACATTCTCTAATGCCATTAATCAATACATCATTACCAAACCTTATCCAAGGGGTTAGCCAGCAGCCTGACGCCACACGGTTCTCGGGACAATGCGACGAACAGGTTAACTTCATGAGCAGTGTTGTTGATGGATTAACAAAACGCAACGGCACTAGGTTTGTTCAAAGACTAGGTGCTCCTGGTCTTACTCTTTCGGAAGATAGCTTTATTCACTTTATCAACAGAAGTGAAACTGAGCGATACGTATTGCTACACGATGGCGCTAAGATCTACGCTTACAATGTCCTCAGTGGGGACGAGGCGACTATCAACGGAGTCTCAGGAGGACTATTAACAGCGTTCTCTTACCTAGACATCCCATCGTCGGTCGGAACCCCCCGTAGTCTTCTTAGGGCCTCTACTGTTTCTGACGGCACCTTTCTTGTTAACCGTTCTAAGACAGTAGCGACAGACCAATCGTCTCGTGCCCCTGACTTAGACAAAGAAGCGCTGATTTTTATTAAGCAAGGAGACTACGAAAAGAAATACGCGGTAGACCTTACTTATTCTACTACGTCGCCAGTCGCTGCACAGGTAAACCTTACATATAGCAGGACGAGCAACAGGGGGAACTCACGATACGTGTTAACATCCGTCGGCTCTATTGCTAATGGTGGACAAGGGTATACTAACGGCCAAACTTATACTGTTGTTAGTTTCCCTGGAACTTATAGCTCAAAGGTTGTTAGGACTATAGGTGACGTGGATGCAACGCTAGTTGTAGGCGTTTCAAACGAAGCAACAGGAGTCGTTACTTCTGCTTCAAAAGGGAACATAGGGCCTGCACTGAGCATCGGAGCCAATGAAAACGTAGGAGATACTATTTCAATAACAGTTACACTGGAACTAGGGGAAGCTGTGGCTACAGCAGGGACAGCTACTAGTAATGTGTCTATAACTTCAGGACCATCCACAGGCACTACTCCAGCAGTGAACGCAGACACTTCAGTTATTGCAGGCTTATTAAACACTGCGCTTACCTCTCCGCTTGGTTCTGATTTTTCTAAAACCATCAACGGAAACCTCATTGTCTTGACCAGAGCATCAAACAAAGGAGACTTTGAGATCCGAGGCCACGACGGTCTCGGCGACGGCGCACTCGGCGTTGTCTATAAGGAAGTCGGTTCGATTACTGACTTACCACTCTACGCTAAAAATGGCTTCATAGTTAAAGTCCGAGGAGACCAAGAGTTATCTGCTGACGACTACTACGTTAAGTTTGAGACAACCGACGGACAAGACATAGGGAACGGTGCGTGGGTCGAGACGTTCGCGCCTGGACAACTTAGGAGTTACGATAATTCCACGCTGCCTCGATTAATTATTAATACATCATTAAACAAGTTTGAGATCAATGAGATCAAAACGGCCCCTAAGTTTGTAGGCGATGAGATCTCTAATCCGTTCGCTTCGTTTGTCGGTAAGAACATACAGAACAGTGTGTTCTTCAAGAACCGCTTAGGGTTTATCTGTGAAGGCAACGTGATACTCTCAGAGGCGGGACTAGGCGCACGTAATAGCTCAGGGGACTTTGAGTATAACTTTGGACGGACCACTGTCACAACCCTTCTCGACTCAGACCCGATTGACGTCATTGTTGAGGCGCAGCGTGTCGTTAGTCTTACTGCAGCCGCTACGTCCCAAGAGAACCTCGTACTGTTCTCAAATAACGGGCAGTTTGTTCTCAAAGGCGAAGACCTACTGACACCTAAGACGGTCTCAGTGAAGCCTATTACTAACTTTGAATACAACGATGAGACCGACCCTGTGTCTGTCGGTTCATATATTTATTATCCATTTGACTTAGGGAACCACACAGGTATCCGAGAGTTTTCGCTCAACAAGACCACTGACGTCTATGAGTCCAACGAGATCACTGAGCAAGCTCCTCGGTATATTCCTAAGGACATTACGTATTTCTCTGGGTCGCTCTCACAGAACCTACTGGGCGTCTTGTCCAAAGACGAAGACCAGTCTCTTTACATGTATCGTTACTTCTTTAGCGAGAACAAGAAGGTTCTGAGCTCATGGTTTAAGTGGGACTTTAACATGAAGATACGAGGCTTTGAGTTTATTGACTCAACGCTTTACTTGATTGTCGCTAACCCCACAACAAACATTCCCTCTATAGTTAGTATGCCTTTGAACTTTGACGGAGAAGACGAAGGGCTTGCGACTTACACAGCTAACGGATCTGCGTTAACCACATCAATCGCAACAACACCTGAGGACAATGTCACTCACTTAGACATGCGTATTCCAGCAATAATCTACAATGATCAGGTGAAGTTTCCTACGTTTACCGCCGGTAGCACTAAGCCTCTTAGAGAAAACATTAGCACATTTGTAGTTGGAGGTACATCCTATAGTCCCTACTTAGCTGCCTCTGATATTAAGGTATACACTGACAGGGGTGTAAATATACCAGTGACAGTTACTACTTCCGGAGGTGTTACTTCGCTCGCCGTGACCACCACAGGCGTATGGGATGACTACACGTCGGTCTGGGTAGGCTATGAGTTCACCAGTGCCTACACGTTCTCTGAGCAGATCTTTAAGGCCCAGGCAGGACAAGCCCGGACACCTAACGCTTCGGCCAAGCAGTTCATCAAGAACCTATCGCTTTACCACACGCAAACTTCAGACTATAAGATCAAGGTGACACCAGACAAGCGCAACACGTATACTAACGAGTTTCCTGAGTCGTTCACGTCGTCAGGAGGTTCTTTACAGATTTTACGCACTGAGCTCAAAGACGGGTTCTTTAGGGCCCCTGTGTTTACCTCTAGTGAAAACGTAGAGATCAAGCTGGAGAACGATGGGGCTAAGCCTAGTAACTTCCAGTCCGCTGAGTTCGAAACCTTTGTGCACACACGGTCAAGTCGATATGGAGCCTAGTAGGACTTACGGAGACTGTTCGATCGTCCAGGCGGCGATACACCATGTCCATGAGCTCAAAGATAACCTGAGGCCCCACGATGCCCTAGAGTGCACACTCCTAGGCAGCACGCCAAAGAAAGCCTTAATGTTAGCCTTAACGACCGACAGGTCAACTTACACGGCGCTCGATGGAGACAAGAAGCCGTTCGCTATGTTCGGCTCAGGGCCTACTGAGAACGGTGGGTATATCTGGATGCTTGGCACCCCGGATGTCACTAAGCACCGTAGGCACTTCATAAGAGCATCGCGTGACTGGGTGCAATATATCTCTAAGCCCTTTGGGGTCACCTCTAATGTGGTGCTCAAAGACAACAAGATGGCCATACGTTGGCTCAAGTTCTGTGGCGCTAAGTTTCTACGCGAAGTAGAGATCTCGTCTCAGGCTTTTTACGAATTTATTATTACAACTAAATAAACTACTATGTGTTTACCAGCATTAGCTCCGCTCGGAGCAGCCCTACTCGGGACTACAGGAACTGCCGCAGCGGGAGGAACCCTAGCAGCTGCCACAGGCACTATGTCTATACTCGGTCCGATAGCCCAGGGTATGCTGAGTTTCGGCGCACAGGCCCAACAAGCCCGTATGCAAGCCGAAGCACAGAAACGAGCGTCGATCGCTGAGAACGCACGATACATGGCGCAGATCTCGGCGACACGGCAACAACAAGCCGCTGATGCACTCAGGGTAGCCCAAGAGGTCCAACAGGCAAACAGGGCGAGCATGGAGGCCATGGCGAGAAAACAAGTGGCCGCAGGTGCCGCAGGTATCAGCACTGAGTCTGCGAGCTACTTGGCCGAGATGAGAGACCTAGAGAGACAAGTAGCTGAGCACAGTTTTGCCTTTGAACAACGTCAGACCCTGGCTGACCAGTCGTATGAACTTAAAGCCCGTGACCTGGGGCTCCAGACTCAACAGAATTATATTAATATTAATAGACCGATTGACCAACCAGACTTCTTAGGGACAGCCTTAACGTCGGCACTTGGAAGCCTCGACGCTTACTCAACGGCAAAAGGCCGTCAGCTTACAATCGGAAAACAGAAAACTGGAACACAATAGATGACACCACAAGAACTTCTCCAACAACAACGCCGTCAGCAGGTCGATTTTAACTTATCGTTGCCTAGTGTTACCTCGCGTGAACTCCAGGCAGGACAGTATTCGGTGGCGGTCCAGCGGACACCCAAGGCCGAACAGACGACGCTAGGACGCCTCGCAGATGCCTTAGGTAAAGTCAACCCGATCATCGCGAAATACGGTGACGCCCAGATCGCAGAGAACGAAAGACAAATCTTAGATGTCCAGCAGCAAATCTCGAGCATGGACCCTGCCGAAAAAGAGAGACTGTTGGCACGCCCAGAAGCCGAAGTGAACCTCTCTAAGGCCTTTAGGTCCGACTACGAGCTTAACCCTGTGGCAACCTACCGCGCCAAGATGTTGTTGGGCGCTGAGAAGAACGTGGAGTTTAACGCAGTGCTCACTGAGCGTATCGAAGAGTTCAAGACTAAGTTTCTTAAAGAAAACGGAGACAAGCCGAGTTACAATCAGATAAGCAACGCGATCAATGAGATCACCGACGACTACCTAACGAACGACCCGACTCTCAGTGCAAACGCTATTATGCGCACTGGGTTCTTACAGGAAGCCTCTGTTAATATTAATAAATTAAAACAGACGTTACCTTCAGCTATGGCCGAAGAGCATAAACAAGAAGTGCTCATGCCGAACTTAGCGAGCTCACTGGCCCGTATGCACGGCTCAGAGGACAGAGATTTAGAGAGACTTAAGAGCCACTGGGAAGCGTCTAGTAGCAGTCTGTCCCGCTCAGAACAGATAAAGGTCATCGATGCTACCCTTGGTATCCTTAACTTTGACAGTAGTGAGGACGAGCTCGACGACGGCATTGCGTTCCTAGAGAACATGAGAGACGCAGGTGTAACGATCGGAACCACACGCCTCGATTCATCAGGGACACCCTTAGGCGAAAGCTTTTACGAAATGAAACTTGATGACCTTGAAGAGATGCGTGAAGCTGTTGTTGAGAAAGAGCGTAAAGCCGCAAATGTAAGGATAAGGGAAAAAACGATAGAATACGAAGATAAATACAAAGCGGCGTCTAAGAGCGGACATACGGAAAACTCTACGAAAGTATTTGAGGACATAAAGGAAGAGGAACGACGGATTGAAAACCTAGACGTAAGCGATTACGAGAGAAAAGGATACCTCAAGGCACTTGAACAAGGCGTTAACGATGGGTTCAGAGAAGAAAGTGACATCATCGATAACTTAGAAGCAGAGTCTGGAAGAAGCAACGCGTCTCCACAGGCTATGCTCAGTCAAACAAGAAGGCTACTTGTTGGTTATGTTGAATTTGATTTAGAAGGGGAGACGTATAAAGGGGTGGATGTAAGTGAAGCTCTTATTGGAAAGACGATTCAGGCAGATAAAACCGCCGATCCGCG